CCTGACATCGATTTCTATGATGTTGGTGATACCTGGGCTGAATCGACACCAACCTTTGAGCAGAAAACGGCTAACCTGAAGATTATGGGTGGTGATGCCGATGTTGATAACTTCCTCAAAGCGACCCGAAGTAATATTCAGGACCTGGAGGCAGCCGTGGTTGAGCTGAAGGCTAAGGCACTCAAGGATAAGTTTGAGGAGACCTTCATCTACGGCGACGCCACCACTAACCCCAAGCAGTTCGAAGGTCTGAGACTGCTTATTGACACCACTACCGCTAGCGACCAGGTGATAGCCATGGGAGCTACCGGAGCTACCTTAACTCTAACCAAGCTGGATGAGCTTATTGACGCTGTAAAGGGTGGTAAGCCGGATATGCTGCTTATGAGCCGCCGCAGTCGGAGAAAGCTCAATGCCCTGGTCAGGGCATCCGGCGGAATGATGGACACCGATAGAGATGCCTGGGGCAACTTCGTCCAGTTCTGGGATGGCATCCCCATCGGCGTTAACGACTGGATACTGGATACCCATGTCCTTACTGGCAGCGTAGAGACAGCAACCACTGGTGGTACCTGTTCCACAATCTACGCCACACAGTCTGGAGAAGGGGCACTCTGTGGCTTAACCAGTCCCGGTCAACTGACTGTAGAGCCGATAGGCTCTCTGGAAACCAAGGACGCCAGTAGAAGCCGGATTAAGTGGTACGTGTCGCTGGCTCTATTTAGCTCAATCAAGGCAGCCGCTCTAATCGGCGTTCAGGATTAAAGTAAATATCAGGAGAGGGGGGCAAACCCCCTCTCCCCAAGGAGGTAAATTATGGGACTTGTAGTAATAGAGCATACCGAGCATCCGTTGGCTAAGGGTGATTTAACCTCAGACGGTATCCAATGGTCTGCCGAGAAGGATACCACCACCGCCGATGTTGATGTTGAAGTTGAAAGTGTCACCATCAAGCCGCCATCGTTGGGGGCCATGATTGAGGTTGAACTTGGCTTGACCGCCGCTTTCAGAGCAGTTTCGTCAGCTACTGCCGACCTTACCTATAAATGGCAGGCAAGAAATAAGGGCGGAACCTGGGTCGACCTTCATAGCGTGGTTACCAAGACGGACATAGGCACGACCTATGTTGAGGAAACCCGGAGTGGTTGCTTCAAACCGGTAGCCAATTTTGATTCGGTACCTTTTGAGGTGAGGCTGATAATCCAGTGCAATGAGGCTAATGAAGGACGAGCCAAGATTAAAAACTCAAGCTACATCAGGGTAAAGTATTCTGCCTCGTGAGGTGAATAATGACAACTTTGGTTGATATAGACAAGCTGGTACTTGACCCGCCTGAATTGGGGTATATCCTTCACCTGTCCGGGCTTCCCGGAGCTGGTAGTAAAATCTATGACCGCAGCCCCTATGGTAACCACGGTTCAATAACCGGGGCTACCTGGATAAGAACACCCGGGGGGCTTTGGTGCCTGAGCTTTGATGGGAGTGATGATTACTTCACGGTGGGGAACACCTCAACATTTAAGTTTCTGCATGGAGCACTTGATACTACTGGATTTGTATGGACTATATCGTGGTGGATGGCACTGGATACCCCTGAGCCCAATAGTCTTTATGGCCTTTTTTCAAGCTGTCGAGGTGCCTCGACAGCGGTGGGTGTGAATATTTATTATCGTGATGATGGAGCAAATACTCGCCGATTGGACTTAATGATTTCTACTGGTGCTGGTGCAGGAACGACAGTAGTTACAGATTACTCAGATGACGCAGCATATCCAAATGATACAAACTGGCATTTTTGCTGCATAACCTGGGATCAATCCCTAGCTAATACTAATGGCATCTTCTACATAGACGGGACATCTAAGGGTACCATTAATAAAACAGCCAATGTTCCCAGTACAGCGAACGCAAATGATGCATTATATTTTGGGATTTTGAGTGATGGTATTAATTTTGACCTACTAGGCAATGCCATTCTACATAGAATTTACAACCGAGCTTTAAGCGCCTTTCAGATACAAAACCATTTCAACCAAGAAAAACATCTATTTGGAGTGTGATAGATATGAAATACAGAGTAAGACTCGACCTGAGCTTTGGCAATGAAAGCGATGCTCAGTCTTTGATGACCTACGTGAGACAACTATCTGATAATGCCGTCAGCATCAATGAGGGTGAGGTCAATGAGGAAATAGCCTTCTATGATTTAGAGATTTGCCGGCACGATGAGGGCTTACCCTGTGAGAAGCTGGAGAGGGCGGAGATTAGAAAACTGTTACCTAAATAATAGCGGAAAAGTTTGAAGGGAGTGAGGTAAATATGAATTTAAGCGATATGAGAACTATAGTCCGCCGTGACCTGCACGATGAGGATGAGGCTAATTACCGCTGGACAGATGATGAACTGGACCGGCATATTACCCACGCCGTAAAAGAATTCTCAGAGGCTTTACCCCTGGAGCAGAAGGCAACTAAAGCTACTGCCTCAGGCTCCAGAGAGATTGACATATCCACTATAACCAATAGGGTTATGGTTGAAGCTGTGGAGTACCCGGTGGACAACTTCCCTAAAAGATACCAGAGATTCAGCCTGTGGGGAGATACTCTGACCCTACTGGGTGATGAAATCCCCGATGGTTCAAATGCTTATATCTATTACGGTAAGCTTCATACCCTTGATGCCTCCAGTTCCACCATCCCCACCCAGCACGAGGACCTAATCGCTACCGGTGCCGAGGGCTACGCCGCTGTCGAGTGGGCTGTCTATGCCGTCAACCGGGTTAACGTCAGCGGATTACCGACTCCCGGGGAGTTCCTTACCTGGGGCAAGGAAAGACTGCGTTTCTTTAAGGACGAACTAAAGCGGCTGGGCCGGAGAAACAGGATAAGGCTCCGCTCACTCTATAAGCCCTACTACCCGGTCGTATCTAAAACAACCGACTACGGACCCTGATAGCACTAATTCTTAAACAGGGGTCATGGTGAGATAGCATTTGAGGGATTGCTTCGCTCCGCTCGCAAAGACAAAATGGGTCATTGCGAAGCACAAAGTGCTGAAGCAAACTCAAAGGAGGTCAAAATGACAGACAGCAAAGTTAAAGAAGGGCTACCCAAGACCAAAGAGGGCTTACCTAAGGAGACATTTGCCATCGTCGGCGACCCCGGCGAGCCCGACACATGGAGGTTGCCCCATCATAAGAAGAGCGTCTCCAGAGCCCTACGCGGGAAGCTGGATATTGAGAATACCGTTGATTGGGACAGGATGCCAGCCGCCGTGGCTGCCCTCTCCCCAGGTGGTTACCGAGGACGGAGGGTAGAAGCCAGCCCGGAGGAAATCCTTCAGGCAGCCAAACACCTGGCAACCCACTATCTAAAAGCCGATAAGCCCCTTCCTGACACTCTCGCCGCACTGGTGTAAGAGATATGCAAGACTGGTCAGAGTTTATTAAGAGCCTTATCAGGCCCTTCATCATCATCTGGGGCTTTATTATCTATGGAGTCTGTGTTATGACCCAGACTGAAGTGCCAGAACTGCTGGCCATCCTGGTCTCAGCGGTAGTTATTGAGTACTTTGGTGAGAGAGCCATCTTGCGGTTCAAGGAAAAGAAATGAACGGAGAAGATTTAACACAGCGTCTGTACCGGGCTTTGTGGTCGAGAATAGGTGGGCGTCCCTGGACTTATATCATTCGAGCTCACCAGAGCCGACACCCCCTATTGTGGCTCCTTCTATCTGGAGCTGTCGGCATTATGCTCGGACATCTATTCTGGTGATTGAGGAGACAAGTAGTGAGAAGTCTATCATCAACATTACTCGCGGCTCAAAAAGAGGCTACCCATACACCCTATGTCAAGGTTGAAGCCTATAACACCATCTCCGGGGTGGTCAGGCTCCAGTGGACAAGGCTGTATAATGGGTCGGAGGATGACTACTTTCATGCCGCAACTATCCCCGGTGACGGCTCGCTAATCAGGGTCAGGGTAACACCCCCGTCCGATTCCAGAAAGCTCTATCGCCAGAGGGTGGCTAACCCTGGTCCGGGCTCAGATTTCAGCCAGTGGGTTTACACCAACCAGTATAATACCGTTATCGCGGCTGCCGCCTCCCTGGGTTCAGAGGTCTCTATCTTCTGGATAAAAAGCGACAGAGCAATCTATCAGCTTAAAAGCACTGACTACGGAGCAACCTGGGGAAGCCCAACCCTGCTTGACTATACCCCAACCACAGCCATAAATGGTATAGCTGCCGATTATAAGCCCAATGGCGATATCGCCCTTTTCTTTGCTGACCAGGCAACCCTCTATGTGATAAAACGTACTAGCGGCAGCTGGGGTAGTAGTGTTGCCTGGGACAAATCCACTGGCGATTTATCGGGTGTGGCCTGTGTTTACGATGGCGACTGGAATCTCCTCATTACGGGCAAGGATTCAAACGACAATTTCAAGCTGTGGAGCTTAATCTACGGTGATGGTGGCGAGATAACCGCTGGCACCTGGTCAGACCTCAAGGAATTCGCCTCAGCCCCGTCAGACGGAAACTTCGAATATAAAGCCTGCTTTATGGACAATCTGTGGCATGACCCAGTACCGTTTAATTTATCCAGTGAGTATGGCGTGGCTATTGCCCACCACGGTGACTATTGCTGGCTGTCAACCCCATACGGCGTGTGGCGAGCCAAGCTAACCCAGGAGAGTATTGATTTAACCGCCGATGTCTTATCACTGAGGCAGGAGCTAACTAAAAACAAGGGCAGGTTAAT